ACTTTTTCCATAAGTTTGTTGGAAGTTTAGTAAACTTTATATACCTTTGTATACAACAAAGTTAGATAAATAACGACAAAAAACAAACATATGAGAAAGGATACTAAAGCGGCGTCGAAGGACGTCATATCCAAAGTCTTGGGCGGCATAATCATCGCCGCCGGCATGGCTTACCTGTTTTTCGGCAGCCAGCATTGTGACGCTGCCAGATTCCTGGCGATGTGCGTCTGTCTTGGCGCAGGATTGAAAATCATTGAAGACGACTAATGGACAATGCCGCACGAACCTGTGAAGGCAAGGGCGTCAACTAACATATTTATTATTATCTGATTATGCCGCGAAAGCAGGCGCGGCGCTAGACCGCCAGGATGGACCTGGATAGGCGCTTGGCGGTCACAACGGAGGAAGGTGCGGATATGGAGTGCCGCACGGGATTGTCTGATAAGCATTAAAGGTCTCGCTCAGAGAAGCCCAGGTCCACAGGGAGGTTCGATTCCTCTCCCCTCCGACCACGCAGCGATGCGTTTGTGTGTTTAACATAGTTTTAGTGTCAGGGGAAGTTTCGCGGGTGGCGCGATGCTGGCGACCAAAATCGGAAATGGTGCTGCGGCAAGAGAGGGTTCGAGACCCCTCTTCCCCTCCAGAACAGGAGGAAAAAAATGGAAGTAAAAAGAAACATTAGCGGGGCTTTGAAAGCCATGAACGTCGGAGAGGAACTTGTTTTCAGCAGGTCGGAATCCAGACGGACATATCTCGCGACACTCTGCTCGCGACTGAAGGAAGAATATGGACAGGTCTATTCTGTGAATAAAATCGGAGTTGGACAGTATAAGGTGACACGTCATGAGTAGCATTGATTCTATCGCTCGCGACTACGAGCAGGTGAGTCAACTCATTGCCGACGCGATTCTCAGAAGGACAAATCCGGTTGCAGACGAGATGAGCGAGAACGAGGCCCGGAAGGCCTACGGCACAAGATGGCTGAACGACAAGCTCGACAGGGGGCTCGTAGAATTCGTAAGACGCGGAAACAAAAAGATTTACAGCCGACACCGGCTGGACTGCCTGAAGGCGGCAGAAAAGGAAAACGCAGGTTTGATTTTGAAAAGCATAAAAGGAGGTCAATCATGAGCAACAAGGCAATACTTAATTATCTGTTTCGCAACTCCGTGCGAGCTGCTGGAGATCCGGCGAGGGAGGAGATGGATGAAGATGCGGAGGAGCGTCGGATGTCGGACTATGACGACGACAGGTTTGAGGACGAAAGAATAAGGGAGAGATGTCATGAATTCTAATGCTGAAGGCCCTCGATTCAGTCCGGGCGACGTAATCGAGTGGGAAGCGGTCAACGGCACCGCCAGGGGTGAGGTCCTGGAATACGACAGTTTCGGTTTAGGCTACATGATAGCGAGGCTGGCAAACGGCAGAAGGATGCTGGTTCATGAGAATAGCGCAAGACCGGCGTCGCTGACCACCGGAGGAATAACAATGTTAACATAATAACGCGCAGCGATGCGCGGCGCAGGGCAACCTATAAATCTGAATCTGATGTTGTTGCACACATTTCCAAAGCTCTGCGACAAGCCCTTGCGAGGGTGATACCTTTCAGGGGCTCAAAACAACAAACAAAAAAACAAGTGTATGGAGAACAAGACAGACACAAAGACGCAAACTGGAGTGTACCGGAAGATTCTGGAGCTTCAGAAGACAGTCAGGGCCCTGCTTCCCAACGCCAACGGAGGAGGCGACAGGAATTCGTACAGGTTCGTTTCCGGATCTAAACTGCTGGGGTATCTGCGCCCGAAAATGGACCAGCTGGGAATCATCCTGAAGCAGGAGATTGTGGAAGAGTCGCACGAGCGGATAGATTACGCCACTGCCTACGGACACAAGTCGGAGATGTTCACAGCGCTGAAGATGCGCTTCACCTGGATAGACGTCGACACGGGAGAACGTGACGAGAACGAATTTATCGCATTCGGACAGAACGGATGGGATAAAGGACTGGGAAGCGCGCTGACATACGGCGAGAGATACTTCCTGCTCAAGTTCTTCCACATCGCCACGGACGAGGACGATGTCGATGAGCTGCCTATCACGGAAGCCATGCCGGTGAACGTTCAGATGCCGCCGGCACCAGCACCGGCACCACGGCCGCAGCCGCAGCCGGTCATTCCACAGGCACCAGTTCCGGCTCCGGCGCGGGGCAAACAGCAACCGATACAAGCTGGCGACGACACCTACATGAAGCTGCTCGCGAGGATCAACAAAGGGCAGACGGGCATCGTCAACAAGGCTATCAATAGCGGCATGCTCATTTCTGCGACGGCAAAATCAATGCTGGAGCAGGCAGAAAGAGATTACGCAACAAATAAAAAATCACAATCATGAAAAACGAAGAAAAAACAACGCAGAGAATGTCTCTGTATGACCTTCAGGCCCTTGCATTTCAGACAGAGCTTGAACTTGAGGAAAGCGGAGGAGAATTGACTCCGGAAATCGAGCAGGCGCTCGCGACAACCGAGACAGAGATCCCTCGCAAGATTGACGCATACAAGGGCTATCTCGACTTCCTCGCATCGAGGAAGGACCAGCTCGACCAGACCATCAAATCGCTGCAGGCAAAGAAAAAGGCTGTCGAGAATGCGGACAAGCGCGTGCGCGAATATGTGAAGACGACCATGAAGACATTCGGGCTCACGAAAATCAAAGGCGACATCTATACAGCGACACTCACGAAGAAAGATGGCATTGAGGTAAACGAGGAAGAGGTCCTTGAGCCGTTCAGGTCGAAGATGATGAGGTTTTCGGAAGGTTTGCCTGACTACATTTCCGTCGAGCTGAAAATCAGCAAGAAAGGGATTTCAGATTTCACGAAGGGCAACGACATCATGCCTGCTGGAGTGACGAGGACAACGAGCGACACGCTCACTATTCGCTAGCCTATGTCCGTCAAGAGAGATTCATTCGTGTATCATCTGAGCTGGGAGGATGTGATGGACAATTTGCCTGAGGAGGTCAGGGAGGAGGTGCGCGGCGCCATAATCGGGTATGCGCGCACGGGGGTCACCCCCGAACTGAAACCTTTGGCTAAGGTAGCCTTCGAGTTCGTGAAAAAAGACATGGATTGGGACTTTCAGAAGTATCAGAGCATGGTGACGGCACGCAGTGAAAGCGGGAAGAAAGGGGCGGCAGCTAGGGATGCAAATGCAAGCAACGCTAAGCAAGGCTTAGCAAATCAAGCAAATGCTTCACTTGCTAAGCAAACCAAGCAAGGCTTAGCAAATCAAGCTGATAATGTATATGATAATGTATATGATAATGTCACACAATGTGTGTGTGATAATGCGCACGCCCGTGCGCGCGAGCACATCAGCACACCACACACAGATTTTGATTTTTTCTTTCCGATTTTCTGGAAGCGGAACATTCACGGCGCAGAAGCGGAGACGAGGAGGTTCCTCGACTTCTACGAAGCCGGCGGATGGGTGCTTGAAAAGGGTGCGGCTCTAGACACTGACGAGAAAAGGCTCGCGAAGGCAAGGCAGTGGAAGCCGGAGAAGCCGGGAAAGAGGTTCCCGGACCGGTTCGTGGAAGCCTGGTGGAATTTGGCACAAAAGGCCCCGGAAGGCGTAAGGAGACAGATGCTCTCCGACAAGGTCGCGGTTGACCTCACAAATCCGGACCCGGTGCTGAGAATAGGTGAAGCGACGCACGCCTGGCTGATGGGCGAAGGACGCGCAGAAGCCGAGACGGCGCTTCTGAAAGAGTGGCTGCAGAATAGCCAGACGCTTCACTTCCGTAAATATTGACATCAACAAACAAAAACACAGGAGGTAAATTATGGCATTGAACAAAGTAATGCTGATTGGCAACGTGGGGAAGGATCCGGAAGTCCGCTATCTCGAGACTCCGGAACATCCGAAGGTTGCGCAGTTCACCCTCGCGACAAGCGAGAGGTACAAGGCGAAGGACGGAAGCGTCACAGAGCAGACGGAGTGGCACAACATCGTGGCATGGCGAGGGCTTGCGGACATCGCGGAGAAGCACATCAGGAAAGGTTCGTCCCTCTACGTCGAAGGAAGGCTCAGGACGCGCTCCTGGGAGGTAAACGGGCAGAAAGCCTACAAGACCGAAATTCTTGTGGACAGGATCCAGATGCTCGGCGGACGCTCCGAAGCCTCCGGGCAGCGGCCGGAGACGGCACGGCCAGGAATGCCGGCGCGGACAGAACAAGACTTGATTTATGACAACCCGTCAGACGACCTCCCTTTCTAGCATAACGCTGACAGCGCGTGAACATGAAGAGATGAGAAGCTGCATCGAAAGGATCCGGAGGCTAGGAATCAGGGACAACCGGCTGACGAATTTGACAGACCGAATCTCCGTAACACTCAAGAAAGGCGCGAGAAGGGCTCATAAGTCCGCTACACGGAAACGGAACGCCGAGACCGGCACAATTACCCTCTTCAATAACGATGCGCTGAATATTGGGCTATAAAAGCAAAATGGAAATGTTGCAAAAGAAATCAATCACAAAGGAACAGGCGAAGAACAACGTGGAGGAGTTCCACAAGGACCTCCGCAAAAAGGCCTGGCAGAAGGTGTCGGATTCCAAGATTCCCGACCTCGTGAAGCTCGGGATGGTCACGGCGAATGCCCTCGAGATTCTGATAGAGCATATCGACAGAGACATCCGGGCTGAGATTCGCTCGATGGGCCTCAAGTGCTCCCAGACAAATGCAGACGGGGACATCATCAGGGGCATGAAGAACTACAGCGAAAAGGCTAAGGCCGCGATGTACTGGTTCGAGCGGGACCTTCAGCCGTTCATCAACAACTGCACATTCGGCAGCTATGGCGTCAAGGCCTATGACGATTTCAACCACAGTTCGAGCGAGGTCATCCAGCTGATAATGCTCTGCATAGACAGAGGGGAAGTTGACGGAGGGATGGAAAAGATTTTCAGGGCACTGCACAGGCTGAAGAGGGGAACGCGGTTCTCGGACGAGGACATTGCAAGGTTTGACTTTAAGGAATAGGTGGTATGGAAGACAGAAGGCTATCTCTCCTCATAGATTTTATCGAACGAGGAGAAAAGAGTTGCAAGGAAGCGTCCGAAAACAAACAGAATCGGCAATCTTTAAGGGACTATTACCTAGGCAAGGCAAACGCTTTCGGTGAGGTTCTCGGATTCCTTGAGACGCTTAAAAACGACAATTTGACTTAAGCGAGTAAAAAATGAATGCAGTACTGATAATTCTACTCGTAGCGATAGCGTTGACGCTGTACTCGCTCCCGCTCGATAGTAACGACAACAATAGAAAGTAACGAAAATGTTAGTAAAATTTAAGAAGGTACATGAAGTTTGAAGCGACATTTTCCGAGCACGGCAGGGTCATGACCAGGACCTACGACAAGCCGGACGCAACGAAAGAGGACGTGATTGAGTGGTTCGGGTTGCGCGAACACGACATTGACTGGTTCAGAATTAAACAAATCAACGAAAAAGATTAGAAAATTATGAAATACGATTTTTCAAAATGCAACAACTTGCAATTCAAGGCGAAAGACGATGATGGCGAAGTAATGACAGGCTATCTAAAAGTTACGAAAGAAGGAGAAGAATGTGTGGTGTATGTCTTCCCTACTGATAGTGGAGGCAATGAAACCTATGACCGCGGTCTCCAGCTTGTAATAAGAGACTACGCGCGCGGCGAAATCATAGAAGATTTTAGCGACTGGGCGGAGGAGCACGATCTGGAAATAGTTCCGCGCGATCCGGAGACTTACACCGACTGGAAGGTGGGTGATAAAGTAATCAGCAATAAAGGCAATCATGTTGACACAATCATTGCTGTGTTAGGCAAGGCGATTGTCCTTGTCAGGGATGCTGAAGTCCCAATTACTGGTCTAACGACGGCAGACAATTTAACTAAGTACGACAAACTCATCCTCACGGACTACGAGCAGGAATTACTCGCTGAGCAGGAAAAGGAGAAGTGCCCGTTCAAAAAGGGTGACAGGGTGCTGGTTCGTGATTATGATGACGAAAAATGGCATGCCCGCATCTTTGACGACTACGACAAAGAACGTAAGTATAAGTATGAGTGCGAGGATGATGATAGATATATGCAGTGTATTCCTTACAACGAGCACACGTGGGATCTTCTGGAAACGACTGACGAATATAAGGAGGAGGAATAAATCATGACAATGAAAACACTTGATTTGGTCCTTAAAGGGAAATGGTACGATATGATTGCTTCCGGAGAAAAGACGGAGGAATACAGAGAGATTAAGCCATATTGGGAAAAACGCCTGTTAGACTATGAAGCCATAAAGCGAGATTATGAAATGCTTGTGTTTCGCAGGTTCCTGGTTGGCAAAGGTGTGGACCCGTTGGCATATCCACGAGGATTTACGCACGTTCGCTTTCATCGTGGTTATACAAAAATCACAATGACATTCGAAATTGACAGTATAACATTCGGCAAAGGCAAAGAAGAATGGGGCGCAGAGCCGGGCAAAATGTATTTTGTCATCAAACTGAAAAGGAGGTCTGAATGAAACGATACCGGATTGTAAGAGGCAAAAGCTATAACGGCTGTATTCCTATCATGGTGTATTGGGTACAGGTCCGTGTTGATAAGATGTTCACGTGCGAGTATGTGAACGTGAAAGGATTTGAATCGTACAGCCGTGCCGAAGAATTGTTGAACTACTTGAATAATCGGCTATGAAACTAAATGATTTTTTACAAAAGGTTATCCTCTTCAGCGGCAAGACACAGGTGCAGGCAGCAAACGAGGCGAAGATATGTCCTCCGACGTTCAATGCGCTGTGCACGGGCAAAAGGGAAATAACTCCCGCATACGCAGCGCAGCTTGAAAAGGTGTTCGGCATTCCGGCGCTGGTGTGGATGACGTGACAGACAATGGAAGTAATCGAAAAATCTAAAGGGAGATGAACTACAAAGTAACATTCAGAAAAAGCGGAGCTTTTGCTCGGAACTACTGAGGATTGTCCAGAGTTTTACAAATGGTGGGAGGAATAATATGAAAAAATATAATATTGCTGAAATCGAAGACATTGCATTGCGATACGCTTATAATAAGAAGTCCCTAACACAAAAGAATGTAGAATGTTTTATAGCGGGATTTAAAACAGCAACCAATAAATGTCAAGAAGATTTACAAGAAGCCATACAATCTTTGGCTGATCGTGAGAAAAAATTTAAGGAGAACTATGATTATGATTTAGGCATGGGTGGATATATGTTTTCGCGCCCTAAGGATTATGATGAAACTGTAAGTAATCATAATAAATTATATAAGGCTTTACAGAATCTTGCCGATGTCTTGAAAGAAACAGGAATCAAACATAAAATATAAATAATTATGGAACCATTTAATCTAGAAGAATACCTCAAGAATCCCACCAGACCGATTGTCACGAGAGACGGCAGAAGTGTGAGGATTATCTGCATCGACAGAAATTACAAAGAGTTCCCGATAGTGGCTCTTGTGCAAATATGCGGTGAGGAAAGAGTGTGCGGTTATACGGAAGATGGCGTGTATTTGAATGACACACAATGTTCAAGGGATTTATTCTTTGCGCCTGAACCAAAAACTCAAAAAGTAGGCTGGATGAACGTCTGCAAGTATGGAGACGACAAACACTTCTCTCTCGTGGGTGGTGTTATTCACCCGACACGTGAGCAGGCGTTGACTGAACGTCCGGATTATGTCGTGGACACAATTCAAATCAAATGGGAGGAATGATTATGAAATGCAATGAATTAATGGTCGGCGACTGGATTGCCGATGCGCTCGGAATCCCTATGCAGGTCATATCCGTCGGCTATACCTACGCCTATGCTGAAAGAAACGATGAAAACGACTACGACTGGGAGGAGTTTGAAGACAATGAATGCAAGCCATGTCCGATTCTCCTAACAGATGATTTCTTCAAGAAAAACGACTTCGACGAAGACATCCTCTACTGGACTGAGCGAAACAGCATCCGCGATGAGGACGGAGAAGATGGCTACATCATTGCGATTAGGATGTATAATCCGCCATGCGGTCCCAGCGCGAACGTTCACTATGTGCACGAGCTGCAGCAGCTTTTGAGGCTTGGAGGATATGCGGAATTGGCTAACAACGTGAAATTATAATCATTATGGCAAGAATAGAATACACAAGGGAGGCGAGATGCCTTGATTGCAAATATTATGCTCCGGCTCCAAAGCCGTTTGCAAAATCTATGTGCGGGCTTAAAGATAAGCCTACTAATAGAAAGAGCCTTGTTTGCAAGGATTGGAAATATAAATACGAATAATTATGGCACAAGTAAAAATGTATAGCAAAAAGGATAAGCGATTCGTTAATTTCCCGATTGCCTGCACTCCGAGTGATGACGAGTGCAAGAAATGCCAACTTAAGTTCACTTGCGACAAAGCCAAAATCAAAACGGAGGAATAGTTATGAAAGAAATCAAAATCAAAATCTACGGATGGTCCGACCTGAAAAAGTGGTTCTGGGACCGATTCTGCTTTCCAAGAAGGAAGTTGGTGACTACGTGGCTCGAATATCATAGCAGTGAGATAAGGAGCCTCATTGAAAAATTCTTGCTCAAGTACAACAATGTTGACTTAGAGAAAGACGATTATGCCCTTTTATCCAAAGCCCTCAAGGATTGGGATGAGGAGAGCAAGGAGATATATGACAGAACTGAGCAACTCATAATGATGAAGTAATATGACGGACATTCAACTTTACCAACATTGCGAGGAGTATATCCACGAGGTCCATAAATTCGATGGGATGTGTTTCGTTGAGCCCTACAATTACCAAGAGTTCGTGCAGGGGTTGGATATTCAGGACAGCGAGTCCGGCTTTGATGCCTACGTAAGTTCGGGAGGAACACTCTGCTTCAAGATTGACGAGCTTGAGCCGTTCTTTAATGACTTCGATGCTTTCCGCGAGGCATTCGTCAATAAATTAGGAATCTAATGTTTTACTATATTGACTTATTTTGTGGAGCGCGTCCCTGCGCCCTGCCTTAAAATCGAAAATATCATGACAGCTTGTGATTTTTGCAACATCGACTGGTGCGGATATGAAGTGCACAAATTAGACAAAAACGCCTGTTTCAGGGTTAGATGTTTCGAGCAAGGCAAGCGAAAGGCCAATGAACGTGCGCTTGCTCTCTATGAACGCGAACTGAGGCAATTCAAGAACCTGCTCAATGCTGTTTCAAAAGATGGCACGGGCGGAAAGATAATATCAGTGGGCGGCAGTCTTGCCGCATTCAAAAAAGCGTTGGAAGATGATAAATAAAACTCAAATGAAAACAATTTGCATTCTTGTAATTGTAATGAATGTAATATCCGCCGTAACTTGTGTGATAACCAAGGACTGGACGAATGTTTTTAATAATGTGGCACTAGCATCATCATGGTGCCTAATACTTAAATACGAATTGGACAATTATCATGATGAAGTATAGAGTTATCAAGGCCGTCAATGGCTACGGAGAGACAACCTACGTCCCGCAACATAGAAGAATGTTTCTTTGGCGAAATATGGGCATAAGATATAACGATTTAACGAACGCAATAGCCCACATAAGGGGAAACGTCTACAAGAAGGAAAAAGTGGTTTTTGAAATGAAAAATGATTGAATATGAGTTATATCGAAGCATTGAAAGCGCTCGAGGACTGGCAGCGAGGAGTGACCGGAAAGCGCCGGCGGCATCCGGGGCACGAAGAGGACGACATCCAGATGCAGTGCGTCAGCTGGTTCCGTCTGCAATTCCCGCAGCTGGCGCGTCTGCTTCACCACTCCCCCAACGGCGGACGGCGTGACGCACGGGAGGGCGCAAGATTCAAGCAGATGGGCACGCAGGCTGGCTTCCCCGACCTGATACTTCTTGTCGCGGCGAAAGGCTACCACGCGCTTCTGCTGGAGCTGAAGACGCGCACAGGAAGGCAGCAGGACAGTCAGAAGGACTACCAGAAGCGCGTCGAGGAACAAGGGTACAGGTATGTGGTCATTCGTTCTTTCGACCAGTTCCGCGAGACAATAAAGGACTATCTCATCGTAAGCGGTTAAGTTTCAATTAACTTACTTTACTTACTTTTTGTTAACTTTGTAAAAAATAAACCAGAAAATGAAAACAGGACACCAAAGAATAGCAATTGATCTGATAGAGATGAACACCGGACAGATTGCCGGACTGCCGTCCAACCCTAGGCAGTGGACCAAGGCGCAGCTCGACAATCTGAAGGCATCCATCGAGGAGACTCCGGAGCTGCTGGAGGCGCGCGGCTGCATCGTCGACTACCACGAAGGCAAGTATGTCTGCCTCGGCGGAAACATGCGCTATGCGGCGTGCAAGGCTCTAGGCATGACTGAGATGCCATGCTACGTTGTCCCTGAAGGCACGACTATCCTCAAGAAGAAGGAAATCGTCGCGAAGGACAACGGATCCTTCGGAAACTGGGACTATGACGCCCTTGCAAATGAATGGGGAGATTTGGACCTGGCAGGATGGGGAGTGTCTATTCCTCCGGAGTGGGGAGCAGCCGCAGCTGATGCAGCCGAAACCGATTCTAGGGAGGGGCAGGCGAAGGATGACGAATTCGATGAGAAGGAGGCGCAAATTGAAAAGAAATGCTCCAAGGGCGACATTTGGAGGCTTGGAGAGCACCGGCTCATGTGTGGCGACTCGACAGACGAGGCTGCGATAAAAAGACTGATGGACGGGGACAAAGCCGACATGGTTTTTACAGACCCTCCTTACGGAGTAAGCATCGGGGACAAGAACGCGGCTCTCAACAGCGTCCAGAAGGCTGGACGCTGTTGCAAGAACATCGAAAACGATACCTTGAGCGCTGATGAGTTGTATCCGATACTCGTGAAAGCGATGACGAATGCGCGGTTGTCATGCAAGGAAGACGCTTGCTATTTCGTGACATCGCCGCAAGGTGGGGAGCTCGGATTAATGATGATGATGATGATGAAAGACGCAGGGCTTCCTGTCAGACACATGTTGGTGTGGGAGAAGAACTCGGCGACGTTCAGCCTCGGAAGGCTTGATTATGACTATCAGCACGAGCCGATATTTTATACCTGGACGGAAAAAGCATCACAACTATCGGAAGGGGCAATATCGCACGACGATCTGGAAGTACGACAAGCCGAGGAAGTGCGACTTGCATCCTACGATGAAGCCTGTCGAGCTGGTGGCCAACTGCCTTAACGACGCAACGAAGGCGGGTGACATCGCGCTCGATGTGTTCGGAGGTTCCGGAACGACAATGATAGCCTGCGAGCAGCTCGGAAGACGTGCAAGATTGATTGAATTGGACCCGCATTATTGCGACGTCATAATAGCACGATGGGAGAAGTTTACAGGCATGACAGCAGAAAAAATTGAATAAAAGAAAAGTATAATACTTTGACGGAATTAGGACAATAGCAAAGGAGTGATCATGAATCAAAGACTGAACATTACGGAAGCCCAGTTCATCGCGCATTGCGACGAGCGATTGCGGCAACTCGCGGACGAGGTCCGGGGGTGCGGCATGTCATACTATGAGATAGCGAAGCTCACGGGCCTCGACTGGAGGACCATCAGGAAGGTCGCAAACGAGATTCCCGTGCGCTACGACACTATCGAGAGAATCAGATTCGCAATCGAAATCAATCACACCACCGCAATCGGTGGTTAAACGGAGGGGCTTATGGCAGGCGACAAGGAACTCTACAAGAAAGGGATAGCAACTCAGTTCAGCAGCACGAACCAGCCCAAGAAGAAGGGGCGCAAGCCGAACATCCTGAAGAAACTTAAGGCATTCGGCTTGAGCCATGAGGATATTCGCGCCCTGCTGGAGAACCTCCTGATGGCGGACAAGCAGAAGGCTCAGGAGATGCTCAAGGACCCGGAATTGCCTATAATGCTGGTCGGCTATCTCTCCGCGCTCATGCGCGACATTCAGACCGGCAAGAGCATCACCCTCGAGGCAATCATGGACCGCGTTGACGGCAAGGCCGCGCAGAAGATTCAGACGGACACGACCATCCGGAATGCCGAGCCGCCGGCTATCTATTTCGGGGACGAGGAGGACAATGTCGAGGAGGACGAATAGGGATGCTCTTTTCACCGAAATACAAGCCGTTATTTCGGCCTTTTATACCGGGGGTTCGTTACATTCTTGTCAAGGGTGGGCGTGCTTCCGGCAAGTCCTATGCCGTGAACACTTCCCAATGCGTGAGCACGTACCGCGACCCATTCAACATCCTCTTCGCGCGATACACAATGACTTCTGCGGAGGTGTCTATCATTCCTGAGTTCCGCGATAAGGTGGTGACGCTAGAGCTTGAAAGCCACTTCCGCGTGAAAGCGGCGGACATTGTCAACCTCTCGACTGGAGCCAAGATTCTATTCAGAGGTCTGCTTACAAGTTCTGGCAATCAGGTCGCGAAATTAAAATCTTTACAGGGCATCAAGACATTCGTGTTGGACGAGGCGCAAGAATTGACTGACCCTGTCCTCTTTGACACTATCGACTTCTCTGTCAGGACACCGGACGCGCCTAACACCATTATGCTGACGTTCAACCCTACGGATGTGCACTCTTGGATTTACGAGCGCTTCTACCGGAATGTGCCGGAAGGCTTCAACGGCATCATCGGAGACGTCTGCTACATATCCACGACCTACCTAGACAACATCCACAATCTCAACCCTTCAATCGTACAGCAGGCGCGCAAGATGGAAGCAGCCGCGCCGGAAAAGTACCGCAACATCTGGCTCGGAGAGTGGGCGACATTGTCGGAGGGCATCATCTACAAGGAGTGGAGACAAATCAGCTCGTCAGACTTCCCTCGAAATCTTCCTTGCTTCTATGGTGTTGACTGGGGATATTCGAATGACCCGACAGCCGTCGTTTGTTGCGCTTACGACATCGAAACAAAGACTATCTACCTGCGCGAGGTGTGCTATCAGAAGGGGCTTCTTGCAGGGCACATTTCACGCATAATTTACGAGGACATGGATGCGTGGGGAGTGAGCAAAGAGGCTGATATATACTGCGACCCCGCTCGTCCGGAGCACATCGGAGAGCTGCGGATGAACAACCTGTGCGCCATGCCGGCTGACAACCGCAACAAGGAAGGGAGAATCGCATACCTTCAGTATTTCGCGGTCAGATATGCCGGCGAGCATATCAAATGGGAGGTCGACCGCTACTCCTGGAAGCCGGACCCGAAAGACCGGAGCCGCTATCTAAACATCCCGCAGGACGGCAATGACCACCTCATGGATGCAATTAACTACGCATGCGTCACAAAGCTCCGTTATCTCGGACAGACAAACATTCTCGGGGAGGGATAATAAAAGCCCCACTCCGAGGAGCAGGGCACAAGGCTAAGCTGTTAAAAAGAAAAGGCGCCCACCCAGCCTTACAGGCGGACGTTCAATAGTGAGCCTGCTATATCTTTCAGAGCGTATTTAAGCGTATCTTTCTCAGACTCCGTAAACATCGCTTTCTTTCCGTTGACTGCAAGCCCGTTAATTCTCTGACAAAGCCACGAACGAGACTTGCCAAAGTATTTCTTTGCAACATAAGACATCGAAACAGCGGGGAGCACGTTTGCGAGTTTCTCGCGGATGGTCATGTCCTTCGCCTCTGCAATAGTCTCATCAAGTTGCACAGACATGACTTCGCCTACTGCTTTCGGGTCCTCTGCGCAGGCCGCGCTCATCTCTGCTCTGACACGCTCCCGTTCGCTCTCAGTCTTAGCATTGACAAACCTGTTCTTCAGGTCGTCCATATAAGTTTTATCTATCATATATTTAAGTTTTGTCCCCCACCTTGCGGTGGGGATTTGTTAATGTTTCAGCACTTCTACCAGTTCGTCAATTTTGAAATCCAACTCAGCCAAAAACTTTTGTGTTTCATTGCGACCTCGGATCTCTCCGTAGAGCTCTAAGTAAAAGAGCAACTCTTTCTCGAGTTTGATTCTTTCTTTTGTTTTTCTTTTCATTGCCTTTTCTTTTTAACAATACAAATATAATAAACATATGTTTATTATGCAAGAAAAAAAGAAAAATATTCAAGAAAAAATGCAACTGATTCCGTTCCATTAAAAGCAAGGAGCACAAAGATGCATATATGCAAAAATATAACAATAGCCCCAACGGGGCTATTTTGGGGCAAAATTGAAATTATATGTTCGGTCTCAATCTCATATCAACAAAGGAAATTCAAGCGCTCAGAAGCGAAATAAAAGGCTTCTATGACGACAGGAGCAACAACTCCGGCAACGTGTATCTGTCAGCGATAGCGGGCTGCACGAAGGGGCTCGAGCTGCCTCCGTTCAAGGAACTGGACCGGATGGAGATTCAGCGTTACTACAGGCAGAGCGCCCCGGTGCAGGGAGTTGTAAACTACATCGCCCGCAATGTCGGAGAGGTCATGCAGTATCTGCTTCTGACGCGCAAGTCGGATGACACACCGGTGCAGAAGCATTGGCTCATGGACCTGTTGTCGCGACCGAATGACCGGTTCACGCTCAGGAAATTCGGCACGGCGTGGGCGGTGAACAAGCTTCTGTACGGCGACGCCTGGGTGTATGCCCCGAAGGCTGTAGGCCGCAACCTCGGCGAGATAAAGGAAATGTACGTCATCCCTTCGTGGCGCATAGGCGCACAATGGGGTGAAGGCTCGGTTCTGGAAGGCGTGAGGCTCCAGGGGCTGGCAGGCGACACGACCATCCGCTTCTCTGACGTGTTCGAGAGCTTCGACTACAACCTTGACGACCAGAGCGCTTTCGGAACGTCGAGGCTTGCCTCTGCTGCCATGTATCTTTCGATGATGCAGAGCGGCATCCTGCGTGAGGACACGGCCCTCAAGAACGGAGGTGTGACCAACATAGTGACGCCTCCGCAGGACAAGCTGACCGGCATCACGCGCCCTGCAGAGGGTGACGAGCTCGAGCGCGAGTTCAACGCTCAGAAGAACATCGGCAAGACGAAGGTCCTCCGCTTCCCTATCGACGTGAAGACGCTCGGAAATGCGCCTGTGGACTTGAACATCCTCGAAAGCCACAAGGAAGCCGTGACTGCGGTCTGTTTCGCGTACAATCTGCCGGTTGACCTCTACTACGGCCAGAGCAAATACGAGAATGCGAAAGAGGCTAAGAAAACTATCTTCGAGATGAATGCCGTGCCGATGGCCAACGAATTCGCGGAGGACCTGCTCAACTACTGCGGACTGGCGCAGGAGTTCTCTCTCGAGGTGGACACTCAGAGGATAGACGTGCTGCAGGAGAAGCCGGCGGATGCGCTTGACGCTCTTGACAAGATGAACGCATCAGTGAACGAGAAGCGCGAGGTGATGGGCTACGAGCCAATCGCGGAAGCCTGGGCGGATCAGCCTATGATTCCGCTCGGGGTCCAATTCGGCAACGAGAGCGGCATTGACATAAACGAGCTCGGCAATGCGTAGGCGGATAGATCCGGCGGTGCGGAGACATCAGGACTATCTCCGTCTGAAGGCGCTGAAGGCCGCGAAGATTTACGAGGCGCGGTTGCGGCGCTTCCGTCGTGCAGAGGTGAGGAGGGTCCTCAGCCTATGCAGGGATTACGATCTTGCTGAGTGGTCGGGCGTCATAGATTCCAGTCTCGCGGAACCCTACCTTCAGACTATCGAGAGCGGCCTTCTCAAGGCGGTAGGACTACCGCACGCAAAGAGCGTCGTGCGCGACATGAACAAGGCGAAGGCAGAGGCCAGCGAGGTGCTGGAGAGCATGTGGCTGAGCGGAATCGAACAATATGCGAATGAACGGGTAGGAGACATGATTGTCTCCGTTACCGGGACGCTGAAGGACGACCTCGTGAAAATCCTTCAGGCGAAGATGTCCGACGAAGTGACGGGAATCGAGAAGCTCACGCTCGACGTGTTTGCAGGCTATAAAGAGCTCGAGCTCTGGCAGGTCCGGCGAATCGTTCAGACCGAAACAATGATAGGTCTCGGGAAAGCCGGCGACATGGCTGCGCGGACACTGGATGTGAAGTTCACGAAGCAGTGGAGCATCAGCGGTCTTGGCAACACGCGCGAGACGCACATTGAGGTTGACGGCACGATAGTCGGGCAGGAGGAGCCTTTCAAGGTCGGAAGGAGCTATCTTCTATATCCGCATGACATCAGCCTCGGTGCAGAGGCTGGAGAGATAATCAACTGCGCCTGCACCGCAATAAGAAGACCTACATAATTCCACTTCCATAATCAGTTTTTGTGTTTTTTTGTTTGTTGCGGGAGTCTCGAGTTCACAGCTCGGGGCTCCCCTTTTTGTTAAACATAAACGTGTATATGTGCCTGTTTAAGTCTTTGCCTTTCATTGAATTAATTTCATCGCGTAACGTTATCGCAAAATGGAAATTCAATTCAAAAACCACTCCGGCGGCATCGAGGTGAAGAAGGAGAAGGACGACGGCACATTGTCAATTCGCGCCTATGCCCTTGCCTTCGGAAACATCGACAGCTACGGGGACATAATCAAGACGGGCGCTTGCGACAAGTGGCTGCTTTCTGACGACAGCAGCCGCTGCGCACTCTGCTATCAGCATGACATTCACAACGTCATCGGCGTAATCACCGCAAAGGGCATCGACGACAAGGGGCTCTGGATAGAAGCCGACATCCTCCCTACCCAGCAGGGCAAGGACGTTCAGATACTGATGCGCGCAGGCGCAATCAAGGAGTTCTCAATCGGCTACTATGCCGAATCTTGGACATACGGCAAGGTTGACGGCAACGAGGTGCGCTATCTCGAGGAAATCAGCATCGTCGAAGTCTCGCCGGTCACACGCGCGGCAAATCCGCTCGCAACCCTGACGGACATGAAGGCCGAGGACATGGCCGGGCAGCTGTCAGCAATGTCTGACTCCCAACTCGTAAGCCTTCAGGGTGCCGTCAAGGAAGAAATCGCAAAAAGGATCATCACAAAACTTTAATTATTATGCCAGAACTAACATTAGAGCAGAAGGCTCTTGACCTCCAGAAAAAAATGGAGGATGCAGAAAAGAAGGCCGAGGAGGCCGCAAAGGAGGCGAAGGCCGCAAAGGAGGCGAAGGCCGCGAAAGAGGCGGCTGAAGAGGCTACCTCTAAACTGACAAAGGCCGAAGAGGCGCTGGAGGAGAGGAAGAAAGAGGGGGAGAACCTTGACAAGACTGTCAAGGCGCAGCAGAAGGCTATCGAGGACCTGGGCAAGAAACTGAAAGAGAAGAACGGAAAGTCCTTCGACATCGTTCTCCGCGAATTCATGGAGGAGAACAAGGATGCGATGGTGAAGTTCATCGAAAGCAAAACCTACGGCACGGCGTCATTCAAGTTCGCGACATCGAACATCACCAACAGCTCGCTCGGCGTGCAGCTGGACCAGAACATCTATGCAGAGAGGCTCGCGGCAAACGCCTTCCTTTCGACATTCCCGCACATCACCAGGACCGGAAACTCCATCGAATGGCTTGAAGGTTCAGACACCGACAACACCGGTTATGTAGGAGAACTCGAGGAGCCTAAGACGGGCAATTCTTATGAGCTCGCCGGCAAGACAAGACGCTTCGCGAAAGTTGCGACATTCATCGAGGTTTCTCAGGAAATCGAGGACTGGTTCAATGCCGTTTACCAGTGGGCAAGAACCCGAGGTATCGCACGCGTTCTCCGAAAGGCGGACAATCTCATCTGGAGCGGAGACGGCTCTGACACCACGAAGCAGAATCACGTCTACGGCCTCAAGACTTCCGGCAGCACAGCATACGCTGCGACCGGCGCGAAGTACGAGAATGCGAACATCGCGGACGTCATCCTCGACGCCATCGCTCAGGCAAAGGCCAACGGCTTCTCTCCGAATGTGGCCATCGTTCCGACAACCATCGAGGCTCAGATCAGAGGTCTGAAAGACAAGAACGGAAACTACCTCTTCAACCAGGTTACCGGGATGCTCGGACAGGTGAAGATTGTCCTCACCGACCAGCTCTCAGCAACCGAGATTGTCGTCGCTGATACGTCATGCGTCGCAATCATTGACAAGGGAGAATACGAGATGGAGCTCGAGAGACTTGCCGGCAAGGACGGATGGAGAGTCTGGCTCAGGAAGTCCTTCCAGATTCAGGTTCCTACCTCCGAGAAGAAGGGCGTCATCTACGTTGCTAACACAACCACCGCGATAGCAGCGCTTGCACCGGCGGCGTAAACCATGCCGGCTGAGATGCGTAAGCCCGAGCGTGCATCCCGTGCGCCAAAAATCGGCGAAGTCGTCGTGTGTGAGGTGGTAAAGCCGCACGACGGCATCCCCGCCGGCGAAAGGCGCAAGGTGCTCGTGAGCGAGGCTGTGAGATACATGCTCAAGGAAGGATTTTGGAAAGTCATTCAGTAAGCAATCATGAGTTTATCTGTCATCAGAATCATAGACGACAAGCGGTCATATCTGCTCCCCGTGCTCAAACGCTACGTGGGAGCTGTTGACGATTCGCAGGATGCAATCCTGCAGCACATGCTTACGACTGCGGCGCTTGAGGTTCAGGCGCATGCGGACGTGAGCGTCTTGCCGTGTCAATTCGAGCTTAGAATCGAGAACAACACTGACAGCGAAGTCAGATTGTATCAGACGCCGTCAGAGGTGTTGTCTGTGAAGGCTGCTGACGGGACAGACGTAGATTACACCATAGACGGGCGGAACGTGCGCACAGCGGGCGTTTACCCGTCGCTGGTGATAAACTATGCCACCGCACCGAAAGAAGCCGAATACGGGCGGCTTTTGCCGCTTGTATTCCAATATGCCACGGCGCTCTATGACGGGCAGACGGATGAACTCGTTAAAATTCTTTCGCAATGCTGAGGGAACCGCGCAATGCGAGGCGATACTCGCAACCTGTAGAGCTGATGTTTAGAGAGCCTCAGACTGACGGCTACGGACATGCGAGCCTCGGAGAGCCGAAAGTGGTCCTGAAGGCTTTTGCCTCCGTTACGCAGATGAGTTCCTCGAAGGCGATGCTGACATTCCAGCAGGCAAACATCGTCGGTGTTGACATAGAGATGCGATGGACGCCAATCGCGTTCAACGGCATCAGATGGCAAGGGCATGACATTGCTTTTGCAAGCCCGGAGAATGTAGGCAACCGCAACAGGATCATGCGAATTTCAGGGTATTATCAGATTGACAATCCTTGAGAAGTTATGCAGGTAGATGGTTTCATAGTCGAGAACTTCGACGAACTCAAGCGGGCGTTTGAAGCAAACAACCGGATGATGCAGAAGGCATGCGACGAAGCGCTGTCCAGAGGCTCGATGAAGATTGTGGCGGAAGCTCAGAGGAACCTGCGGGACAACGGCACGAACACGACGGGGCTGCTGAGCAACAGCGGAAGGGCAGAGAAGCTCTCAGACGGCGAGTATGAGGCAGGGTTCTTCGCACAGGAAGGCAAGGGCTACGCGGAGTATGTCGAATATGGCAGGAAGAGCGGCGGCATGCCTCCTCCGAAAATCCTGACGGCTTGGGTGCGCAAAAAGCTCCGGGTGAGGAAGGAGAAAGACGCTGAGCGGATAGCCTTCGCAATCGCGATGAAGATTGCAAAGAAGGGAACAAAGGCACAACCTTACTTCAGCCCTGCCGTCGAATCACAGAAGAAGGCGATACTTGAAGAGCTGAAGAAAGCGGCAGAACGTATAATCAACAAAGGCAAATGATAGAGATTGACAGACATTCACAGGCATGTGACGAATTGTTCCGGCATCTGATGCAAGCGATGCAGAGGGAAGGCGTCATCGTCGGAGGCTCGGCAGGTTATCCCCGTGCGGAAATCGTCTCTGTCAACGAGCAGAGCGTTCTTGACAAGGGCGGCGAAGTGCGGCAGGTCCTCGTGACGATTGACTCGATGTCCAACAAGGGGCTCGGCGAGGCCTTCGAGATTAACCAGAACAACCTTGACAGGATTAAGGACGCTGATGATTCTACTTCGAATTTTCAGATCCTGGGAGTTGCGGAAGGCAACACGACGGCAAGAGAGGACATGTCTGACACGCAGGTAGTCTTCTACAGGGTGACTAATAATTTAACATTTTATCTAGCAAAAAAGTAACATGCCAAAATTAGGTAATGTGAGGAAGTTCTACCTCACGACAAGCAAAACTGCTGCTGGACCCTTCACCTGGCTGAAGGGCGAGCAGAACAACGGCTTCAATCGATCAGCTGAGGCTATCGAGGTGAGCGACAAGTCAAACGACTGGGCACAGTTTATTTCAGGCAAAAAGGGCGCGACCGCATCGGTGACTGTCTTCACTGATGACAAGGCAAGCGAGCCTCAACATGAAATTATCAGTTCGCTTCACAATGGCCAATCTATTTACGCATTCATAGGCGAACTTTCAGGAGATACCGGCAGCAAAACACCTACCGAGGGGGATATGTTTGAGGCTATCATTACCGGAATCTCCGACACCAACGACTATGGATCTGTCGCGTCTCGCTCAATAGACCTGACGGTCACAGGAGAACCAATACACTATCCAACCATAACGGCAGAAGCATGACGGCGGAGTTCAAAATTGAAATCAGGGAAGGCGTGGCGGTGAACATCTTGATTACGCCGCGCCTTTTCATATACAAAGGGCGTGAGGGTGTCACACTCGAGGCTGACGGGGAGAGCATCCCCGCCGTCATGGCGCTCTACGCGGATGTGCTCTATTGCGGAGCACTGAACTGGTGGGAGTTGTCCGGCAAGGATGCTGACGACTTCGAATACAAGCGAATCGACTTCCACGCATGGGCGACAGAGCATCAGGAGGAATTCGGGCGCATAGTCGCAAAGGCAATCAAGCTGCTTTCAGGCAAGAGCCTTGCCGAACTCGCGGCGATTGAAAAGGAGAAGGATTCAAAAAAAAAATTTCGCTCTGGCTCGATTACGACGGCATTGAGGCGTTTCTGGTCGGGCATTGCCGGAAGACGGAAGAAGAAGCCGGAAGGACAACGATGAGGGAATTCCTCCTGCTCCGGGAGGCTGCGGAAAACGAGGAACGGAGGCGATGGGAGAGGGCGAGATGGCAGATGTTTCTCTCAATGAGGATGAATCCTTACGTAAAGCAGAAGCCTTCGACACCCGCGCTCTGGGTGCCTTTCGGGTGGGAGAAGGAAGCGGAGGCCGCAAGGGCAAAGGACGGAGACTGGAGCGTTACGGCTGACGAAAGCAAGGAACTGAACAAGATGCTCGAAGATTTTATAAATTCAAGATAAGATGGGAAAGATAGGCGACCTCTGGGTGAAATTGAAGCTCAAGGCTGACGAATACAAGAAGGGCTTGGATTCTGCGAAGGGGCAGACAAAGTCATTTTCTGAAGGGCTGAAGAATCTCTCTGCAGCTGCCGTGGCAGTCTGGGGAGCGATAGGTGCTGCGGCAACAAAGATGGCTCTTGAATTCGTGAAATCCTCGCAGACTATTGGCGACGCCTGGGACATCGCGATGACTCAAATATCGACGCGCTGGCAACAGATTCGGGCGGAGCTGAACAGGGGCATTGCTAAGGGAGGAGTCAAGGGCTTCTTCCAGGCCCTGTTTTCAGGCTCGACAGAAGAAGATGCTATGGACGCCGGAAAGGCCCTGTCGCAAGCAAACGACGCGATGACGGAGATAGACTACGCCTTCCGTCTGAGCATGTCGCAGACGCAGCCTAAGTTGCACGAGCTCTATCTCAAAATGATGAACACGGCGCTTTCGGCATCTGACCGAGAGCTCGCGGCGGTAGATTATCGAAAGACGATAGAGGCTATCTTCGAGCCTCGCGTAAAGGGCTTGAAGGACATCATGGACAAGACTGTCGAACAGTATCTTGTCATCGGCGGCATGGACAAATCGCGTTACACAGCGTCTCAGACTATCGACCTCATAAAGATGATGGCTTCAGACCCGGCAAAGGTCGAGAAGGAGTATAATGACTTCTATCAGGGCTATCAGAGCATCGGGGACAAGGTCTCCGGCAACCTCGTTGCGACGATGGAGACATACTACAACGCGACGAATGAGATGAACAGCATCCTGAAGCGCGCTGACAGGACGGCTCAGTCGATGGAGAACACGGGGCTTGACGACCTTATCAAAAAGTTGGGTAACGTCAATGACGACATGACGAAATTCCGCGCTCAGGTGGCAGAAGAAGCGGAAGTGATAGCCGCTGACGAGGAGTTTCAGCACATGGCGGATCCGCTGGAGGAATTCGAGCGGACACACGCGGATGTGCTCGACAGAATGAACGACAAACAGCGGACATTCGCAGAACTCGCTCAGGAATCATACGCGCAGGCGGCTCTCGCTGCGTATAATTACGCGATATCGGAGCAGGAGTCGATGGACTTGGCTAACGAGGCAGCGGAAACGGCGATGGAAGGACTGCAGCGGCTCGAAGAGATGTCTATCGATATTGGTAAATACCTCGGTAGAGCATTTGCAGAGAGCGTTTCGGGTAGTTTCCAAGTGCTCACCGACGCACTCGCAGGCGTCAGCGACTTCGATGCAAGTAAGCTTGTTTCAGCGCTTCTCCAGCCTTTCGCGGATATGGCGACGCAGATGGGTGAATATATGATCGAAATTGGAACTGCTATTATAGTTACTGAAAAATATGCGATCTCGAATCCTTATCTCGCGATAGCTGCCGGCGCTGCTCTGGTTGCTCTAGGCTCTGCACTGTCAAGCGGCCTACAGGCAATTTCCAGTTCGCTCGGCAGTAGCGGCAGCGCATCATCATCCGCGTCTGCAGGATCATCTACGTCAACGACTGACAGCAACATCTCGACGGAGATGACGATTTACGTGAAAGGAAAAATCTCCGGCAAGGACATTCTCATTTCCGGAGACAACGCAAAGAAATATTACGGGAGATAAAAATGGCTCTTTACGGACTCAAATATTACAAGAATTTTAGCAGCATGCAGGAAGCAGGCGGCGAAAGCTTCAAGCTTGAAATTTATCAGAAAGGCTATCTGAGTGCTACGCCTCAAGAGATAGGGGCCTGGAAAGGGCTGACACTTGAAATTGACGGAGACGATGATCCTGTCTCTCCTATCCAGAAAACGATAGCGACCTTCTCGATGGTTGACGCTTCAGACATGAAAGATTCGCTCTTCTATAAGTTCGGGAATTGGCAGGAATTCTATACCCCTGACAGCACGATGTACCAGGTGGTAATTTCACGCAACGGAAAGGAATTCTGGAGCGGATATGTCACACCGGACAACTGGAAGGAGTCGCTCGAATATCGAGGAGAAATAACAATTACAGCACGCGACAATATCGGGCACCTTCAGGACTTCGATTTCGACATGCCGGCAAGCCAGTCCGGCACGGCAACGCTCATGGAAATAGTCAACGCGGCAATGGCAAAGATAGACTTTCCAATGACGCTGGACTCGAGGCTTACAACAATGAGCAATTCTGATTACAAGGCAATCGTCTATGACGAAGCTCCGTTGTCATCATTCCGCGTCAACGTGAGCGCCTTCGAAGGCAAGTCATGGTACGACGCTCTCGAGGATATTCTGACATCCCTGGGGCTCTGCCTTCGCTTCGTAGGCGACGGCAAGTTTGTGCTTACATATCTGCGCTACCTTCCGCTTCTTGACAATCAGGGGGTGGCGGCTCTTGCATATCAGCCGGTCAAGTTTGTCGGCGGAGGCACAAGGACGTTGGCGCCTGCATACAAGAAGATCATAGACACTATCAAGTTCGATTACAACTCAGAGATAGCTTTCGATGTGACAAAAGGGCTTGAGTTCTCAAGCACGATAGACACATACAATTACACCCTTCAGTCGTCAAGGTATGCCGCTGACAGGCTTCAGGAGAAAGGTTCAATGCCCAGCTATTCCGTCGTTGAAAACACCAGCGACGGCTGGCAAATTTCATCCGGCTTTCATGACGCAGCTGAATATAAGATAGGCTCTGACGCAGAGTCCATCTTGGGCATAACAAATACAAATGCCGCCTTCCTGTGCGCAAATAGTGACACTAAAATCACGCAGATTTATAAGATAGGAATTGTCAATATCCCTGCCGGCAAACTTACGCTTGACATTTGCCGGTGGGCGCTTCACATTATCAAAGGCACAATGACGATAGATTGCAGGCCTTTACCTGCTTTTCTGAAGTCGATTGACTATGCTCTAAAGTACCAGGTCGGCAGCACCTCATACTATTGGGATGGCTCAAAGTGGGGAAGCAGTGTCACGATTCTTAAATACAGTACATTGCCTAGCGGTCAGACAATATATAATAGTGTCGCTGTGACTGATAGCATAGAAGTGGACTTTTCGCTTCCCGACAATTTATCCTCTATTCCGAAAGGCGGCGAATTGTCATTGCTCTTTGACGACATCGTATTCGTCAAACAACCAGAGACAAAATACAGCAACTATTTAGGAGTTTATCTTGGTCTCAAGGGCATAACCCTCGAAGCGTCGAACCCGAATGCAAAGCTTGACTCTGACATCGTCACAACAATCAACGATGAGAGCTACAATGTCACGGACAACATCGAGAGCTCCGTCGGAGCTATGAGCCGCAATGTCGAATGGCATACTCCTCAGAACTATCCGAATGTTATCTATTACGAGAATGAAGACAGGCTTGTGGTCCCTGTAGGCTACAATATGTCCTGGGATGACGGCTCGCCGGCAGAGCCGCTGCCGCTCCTACGTCATCGTCAGATCTTAATGTACCATCACCTCCCTATGCAGCTGCTGGAGGGTGACTGCATGCCTGAAAATAAGAAGTCCTGGGACTTCAACAGCGCAATCATCTACAAGGGGACATTTTTCCTTCTGCAGGGCGGCGTTTACGACTTCGTCTCAGGAATCATGACAGGCGCAAGGCTGAGGCAGTATCAGTTTTATGAGGACTTGTGGGAATCGCAATCACAAGAGAATTAAAATATAGAAATATGGGAAATCTAAGGAAAATCAGAATCGGCACGGACATCATCACGATGCTATCCGTCAACATTTCCGGAAATCCGGTGACCTGGAGCGACACGGACATAAGGCACGTGTTCGCCTTCTCCGACGTCCAGGGGCAGCCGGTTGCGGAAATGGCCTTCAGGTCTGAGGGCAAGAGCCTGCGCTGCACCTATGCGGCGAAAGACCAGAATTACATTGGCGCCTTTCGCATTATCATCGAATTTGCGGACGGAACATCATTCGCATCGTCGCTGGACGTGCCCGCGTTTGAGATAGTGCGCACGACGGAAGAGGCTGACGCGGAGGTGGGAGAAGTAATCCTTGACATCGACGGCACTATGCGCTTCTATTCATTGTCAGAAGCGATTTCCAAAATCGAGGCCGCAACAGCAGCCGCCAATCAAGCCGCCAGCACCGCCAACACCGCCGCCACGAACGCAAACGAGAAGGCAAACCTCGCACAGCAGGCCGCTGACAATGCGAACAAGGCAAAGCAGGACACCGACGAGACAAACGAAAATGCGCAGAAGGCAGAACTTGAAAGACGCAAAGCAGAGGCTGAAAGGCTTTCGGCGGAGACAGCACGCAAGAATGCGGAGAATGAGAGGCAGGCCAGCGAGACAACGAGAGAGCAGAACGAGGAAGCAAGAGCCTCGGCCGAGAATGAAAGACTGACGGATGAAAGGGCGAGAGCGCAAAAGGAGCTTGAAAGGCAAGGCAACGAGACGAGGCGGCAGGCGGCCGAGAGAGCAAGGGTAAATGCGGAATCCTCACGCTCAGAGGCGGAGAAGACACGCGAATCGTCAGAGGCGTCGCGCAAGGATGCTGAGACCAAGAGGGCGTCTGCCGAGAGCGGCCGTGTGACTGCGGAAAAGCAGCGCGTGACGGAGTTCTCGCGTCTCAAGTCCGAATCCGAGACCGCAACGGACAATGCCGTAAAGGCCGCAGACAGGGCTAACAAGGCCGCCGCCGCTGCGGAGAAGAAGGCTACCCTCGAAATTGAGGTTGACGCGAAGAGCGGCATCATAAGCGTAACGTATGACGAATAAAAAACAACGATATGGCAAAAGTCAAGAAAACCATCGGGCGCGTGCCGACCGCCCGCTTCGAATACACTGACGGCGAGACATACTATTCAGGCAACATTGTGACGCGCTACGGCTCCGCGTTCCAGTGCACTGCGGAATCAACCACCACACCTCCTGCAACGCTCGACGCTTCAGGAAAGGTGGTGCTCGGTGAAGGATGGGATTTCTTCGCTGACGCTACCGGCGTGGCGGAGGTGAAGAATGCAGTCGAGGCCCTCAAGTCCGGCAAGGTGACAGACAACAGGGTACTGGCGGAGGCGCTTGTAAGTCTTGAAGCCCGCATCTCCGCGCTTGAGGGCGGCAAGCCGTATCTCGGCAACGCAACTGCAGGCGTCATTGACGTTAATCAAATCACGCGGGCACGCTATCCGCTCGTGATGGTTGCTCACGGCGTTCCGGCAGAGGCAAATGTGCCGGACAACCTCCCTGCGGGGCTTCCGTGGGACGGAGTGCCCGCCTTCGTGGGGCAGCAGTACATTAACCTTGATGCGCCTTCCGGAGGTCTTTATTACGCTACTGGGAACGGAAATATTAGCGATTGGAAACAGGCTTAAATGATTGAATTATGATAAGATATTTTGATACGGAGGCGGCCTACCTTGCCGCCGTGCAGGACACTGAGAGTCGGGTCTCCCTCGTAGGAGAGAGCAATGCGTGTAAGTTCGACGGGCGCAACGTCATTGTCGGCATAGATTCCGCCACGACGGGCTGCATAGCATACCTCGACGACAAGAATGCTATTCACTTTGTTGCCACTAGCACGTTCAACAAGACGACCTTTCCGGCGTCTTACGAAATCTTCGGACTCGTCGCCATCGGTGTGGATCATCCGGACTTCAGAGGCGAAGTGGCCGTAATGAGCCACCAGTTCGCTGGTGCCGCATTGTCCACCAGATACTACTTCAAGCTGTCAGGTTATACGCTTGACGGAGCAGAGCACACGGGAGTTCTGAGCATCAGAAGCGCTTCTGACAATTGGGCAGCCAATCAGGACTACACGATTACGTACAAGGCGGACAATATCGTCGCCCTGGTATCGCAGCTCAATGCCTATTTCAAGGCAAACGAGCCGTTCGTCGCACAAGACTGGGTAGCGATAGCAGACACCAATGGCGATGTTCTTCTGCATTTCAAGTACACGACCAGGCAGCAGGCTGCGTATAACACGGCCAAGTCCGGTTTCTCTGTCGTATCAGCGACCGCTCCACAGTGGAAGTCCACGTCAAGAATGTTCAGAATGAATGGCCAAAGAAATGGCGAGGGAACCATCACGAATATGCCGCGAGCATTGGCATACTTCAGGGAGGACAATTCTACTACGGCTTATAACCCGGCCACAGACGTTACTACGGCCAAGTTGTCATATCCGATATGCTTGCCTGGTTATCTCGGCAAGTCAAAATACCAAAGCGACCACTGCGCATACTTGAGAGGAATCTACGGAGAGGGCGAGGAAGGCTGGTTCAAGTTTATGCGGAGCTTTCTTCCTGTGCTTCCGTCGGAGTATGGGATATTTGACGACAGCACATACGGCACGGAGAAGCAGAACACCTACTATCTGGCCAGCCTCAAGTATGTCGGACAAGATGGTGTAGAAAAGTATGTCAGCCCGGCTGCGAGGTCGGCGGCGGAGCGTGGTTTCGGCCACGAACTACTCAAGCGCGGCGAATGGGTAATCGGCAAGATGTCACGCATATTCAGCATCGTAGGCCAGTTGCGCTATCCGACTACACCGGACAAATTCGCGGACAAGGTCAATGCGGCTCTCGCGGCAATAGGCGCTCCCGCTCTCGGTAATAACAGCAGCGTTTGGTCTTGTTCCCGGTACGGCGAGAACGGCGGTTGGATTGCGCGTGGCAGCAACGGTTTTGCCGGCAACAGCAACTTGTTCGGCTCGGGCCAGGCTGTTCCCCTCGTGCTTTTGAAAATTACCGCTTAAAGCGTGGCTTAGTCTTAATCTTTCGGGCGAGGAGCGTCCCTGCTCCCGCCCTGCAAAAACAAGTGAGTAAAAATGACAAGACAAGAAATCGAGGACAGAAAGAACGTCCTGTTCTCCCTCGTCAGAGACAGGGAGGCGAAGCTTCGTGAAACCGACTATGTGGCGGCAAAAATCGCAGAGGGCGCTGCTACTCCGGAGGAGTATGCGGAAGTGCTTGCTGAGCGCCGAAAGGCTCGCAAGGAAATCAACGACGCTCAGGCGGAAATCGCAAAACTAGAACTGGTTAAGGTAGAAGAGGAGGTGCATCATGAGGAAGATTTTAGCTAAGATTACAGGGCTCCTGGGACGCATCAAGCAGGATAAGTTGCTGCACTTCATTGCGGGTGCGCTCATCGTCGCATTGTGCGCATTCGTCAAGGGATTCGCACCCTATGCGTGGATAGCCGGAGTGGTCGCCGGAATGCTCAAGGAGTTCTATGACAGCAGGGGCAACGGCAGCGTCGAGGTCCTTGACTTCGCAGCGACAACGGCCGGAGCGCTTGCTATGCAGCTGGCAGTTTGGTTTTACCTGATAATATGGTGATGTGATGGACAATGTAATTGCAACATTCAATCTCCCTGACGGACTGAACCGAGGGATAATGATTGCCTTCCTTCTGTGCGTGCTCGTCTGCGCAGCGGCGCTTATAGATATGTGGACGGGCATTGACGCGGCACGCGCTAACAAGGAGAAGATTATGAGCCACGGATTGCGCAAGACTATTCGCAAGATTATAGACTACCTGCGCATAGTGTTTTTCTTTCTGCTAATAGACATCTTGGGCGCGGTATTCGTCTGGTATAATTTGCCTTATTGCGCCATTTTAGCGACACTAGGCGTACTGCTGATTGAGGGACGGTCTGTTATCGAGAACTCGAAGAAAAAACAGAGTGCGGCAGGTAAAGTGGTAGATGCTGTCGAGGAAATTATATCTTGCGTTGATAGTGACACAGCGCAGAAGATTATAGCAATGATTAAAGAACAGCCGAAGCACGGCATTGGTAAAAGTGAGTAAAAAAAATGGGAACAATAACAAAAGATTTCAGTTACCGCGAATTTGAAAAAAGCGACATCGCAGAAAGGAAAGGCATCTGTAATGTCATCACGTCAATCGACGTGCGCGATTGCATCCTTGCCTTGACAGAGAATGTCCTGCAGCCGCTTAGAGACGCGTGGGGAAAGCCTCTTGCGATTAACAGCGGCTACAGGTGTCCGGCGGTCAATGCCGCGACAGGCGGGGTGAAGACAAGCCAGCACCTCAAAGGAGAGGCCGCTGACATCTGTCCTTTCGGCCGCAACGGCACTGGAGATATTAAGGTCGTCACGGAACTCGCAAGGCTAGCAAAGAGCCTCAATCTTCCTTACGATCAGATGATTCTCTACCCGACATTTGTGCATTTCTCGCACAAACTTGAGGGCGCTCAGAGAGGACAGATACTCTACAATTACAGGTATCTCGACGCAAAAGGAAAGAAGCTATGAGACACGTGCTATCAATGATATGCGCGGTGGTGATGCTCGCGTCGTGCGGGGCTGTCAGGACACAAATCCAGACGGTCTATCAGCGCGACACGACATACATCACGAACACTCGCGTCGATTCGACATTCAAGCGCGATTCGGTCTTTGTCAAAGAGAAAGGCGACACTATCTATATTTACAAAGAAAAAATCCGCGAAAGATACAGAATCGTCAGAGATACCCTCTACAGAAGCAAGATTGATTCGGTCTATATTGATAGAGAGAAAGAAGTCGAGGTGGAGAAGGAGCTGACTGCCTGGCAGCGCTTCAGGCTAGACGGGTTCTGGATTCTAGCGGCAATCGTGGCCGCAATCGGATTCTGGAAATTCCGGAGACCGCTTCTGCATCTGCTCATGAAGCTGATTCCGTAAGCGAAAAGAGGGGCATAAAAAGCCCCCGACTTGCAAGAGCAAGATTTGTTTAGCGCCAACTAAAAGAAAAACCCACACCAGCAATACGGGGGCACTATTGCCTCGGTCTGAATGGTGTGGGTCTGTTTTTCTTTCGTTGTTGGCTGAGGCGAAGATAACTAATAAAAACTGAAAAAGAAATGAAAAAGTCAGAAATTTTTGCCTCAGTGCTCGCAGACGTCTCCGCGGAGACCGAAATCGCCTGCGGCCGCATATTGTCCGAAAGCAAGTTGGAAGAGGTCGTGGACGCCCGCTACCTTGTCATCTACCTGCTCATGAAGAATGGCTTCTATCCGCGCATGATAGCGGAAAGGATGCGGATGTCTCAGCGTGCCGTGAGAAAGGCGCAAGCGGGCTTTGAGGCGCGTCTTGAAGGTTCGACTGGGCTGCGGCTCTCGTTCCTGAGACTATCTGCGACGTGGCTGAAGCAAATGGGAACGGAAAGGGAACCGGACAGGAACTAACCATCTGACAATCAGCGTCCGTAATGATAAGTTTGTAGTGCGATGCGCAACGTGCCAAGACCGCCGAAGGCGCAAGAGGCGGATAACACTAACAACAAATTTCTATCATGAGCGAAATGGTTGACAAAATCTATTGTTGCGACAGGGGCAACAATGACATCCTCGCGGCTGCGATGCTCGGAAAGCGCGACACTGACCCGATGGCGATGATGGCTGCAATGAACGGCGGAGCGAACAACTGGATGAACAATCCTTGGATGTACCTTATCTTTCTCGCCCTTTTCGGCGGAAACAGATTCGGACTCGGAAACGGAAACCTTCAGGGCACTGAAATACAGAGTCAGATTGACTCTCTCAGAACCCAGATGGCAGACAACCACAACAGCGACCTTCTGATGTCCGCAATCAAGGGTAACAATGCGGCAATCTCCACACTCGCGGCTAGTCTGAATTGCGACTTCAACCAGTTGCAGGGCGGAATCTGCGCCGTGCGCTCGGCTATCGAGCAGGTGGGCGGACAGGTCGGTTTCTCAGCTGAGCGCGTTATCAACGCGGTCAACATGGGCGACTGCAACGTCATTCAGGCAATCAAGGACTGCTGCTGCAACACCCAGCAGAACATCATCCGGATGGGCTACGAGAACCAGCTCGGCCAGAAAGACATCGAGTACAAGATACAGACTGGACTGGACTTCGTGAACAGGAGCGTGGAGCGCGGTTTCTCCGGCATCGGCTTCCAGATGCAGCAGGACAAGTGCGACATCGTGCGCGCAGGTCAGGACAACACTCAGAGGATCATCGACACACTTAACTGTCACTGGCAGGCTGACCTCCAGCAGAGGTACAATGACGCACGTCTTGAGCTCTCACAGCAGAAACAGAATGCGGAACTCATTGCAGCTCTCAAACCGACTGCTACCACAGCTGGGGCCTAGTCCCATTTGTATTACAGAGTGGAGGGATGAGAATCTCTCCACTCATAATTATTTCAAGCTATGTACTTCAAAGATCTGAAACAAAACTATCCAGTATATATCCTCGACAAGCAGAATCTCACACTGATACAAGGAAAGGCGGTCTCGGTAGGCTTCCCGCGCATGGAGCTGAACCCCGCGGCTGGCAAGTCCGGAATGGTCGTCGATGTCTCGATAGAGGCTGACGGCAAGACGGCGAACTACGTCATTCCTGAAACCCTCTCCGTTACCTACGCGGGCAACCTCGTGCTTTCGGTCGATAGACAGGGGCTTGCAGGAGAAGTCGAATCTATGAGGGCATCTGCAGAGCAGGCGCTCGCGTCAGTCGAGCACCAGAGACGGATAGTCGAGAAATCGACGGGGCTCCTGGCGGAACTGAATCCGGCCTTCCGGGAAAAGCAGGAGACGGAGCAACGCTTCAGCAAAATTGAATCGTCTGTGAACGAAGTCAAGCAGATGCTGTCGCGGATTATTTCTTCAGGCGATAAATTGACGTAAAAAATCAATTTCTTCGCGCATAAAGGCAATTAATTGTCAAAATATGACAATTCTAAAAAACGGAAATCATGGAAAGGAATATGACTGCGGAAAGGTTCATCGGACTTCTCCGCGATAGGATAGAGAGTGAAAGCGGACGTGCTATCGTCCTCAAGATGGTCGCGTCGATGAGCGAGGACAACGCGAAGGCCCTTGCCGACGAATGCGAGGACCTTGTGAGGTTCAGGGAGTACCTGTCGGAAGATGAGGCTCTGGAAATCGTCAGAAGCTTCGTCAACTTCGACGGCTCTAGAGGCGGACACTGGGAAGATCCGGACGAGACGTTCAGGGCCTTGGAATCCCTCGGAATCAGATACGAGGAGGACGGGGAATACAATAGGTGGGCATTCTATGCCGTCCTGAACATGGTCTGGTCGGACGAATGGGGTGTCCTGCACAACTACATCGCACAGGACCAGGAGCCGCGTGTCTGCGCCGAACTCGCACAGGCGAGACTGGAAGACCGAGACAAGGTGTTCTCGGTGAGAAAGTATTTCGGTTTGTAG